ATGTCCAAGGCGGTAAGACGATTAATGCTGCTGATGGCGTTGATTCAGAGTCTAATTTCTCTGGCAAGCTTGGTGGCAATATCTCTGCTACAGACAAACTTGGTGTCTATGGGGAAGTATCTTTTGCACAAGTGGAAGACGCTGACAACACCTACGCAACAAAGCTAGGAGCAAAATACTCTTTTTAATTAAATGACTACAGCCACACTAACAAAACCAAATACCAACTGGGAGCGTTTATGTGACTGGG